AAGGCAAATTTGAATGGGTTCTGCGCTGAACTTGATGTCTCTTTCGATGATCGCGTGATTATGTGGAAAGAAAAATATGATCCAGACAGTTTGGATCCGCCCTCGGAGACGGCGTTAAAAGCTCCACCCCGTATGACACATGGGGTCGCAGAGGCAGTTGAAGATGTCCCTGACAATGTGATTACCGTCACACAAGAGTAAGCCATCTCTTGTGTGATAAGGCCTTTGTCAGGAGTAAAATGTGGCACAACGGGCTGTGCTATGAAGCGGGCACAGTACTGTACATAGAGCTTTACTAACTTTTGTAACAATAAAAATGAATGTAAACAATGTAATTTATGTAAATGTAAACTAGGCAATTGTCTGTGTAAATTTCGACAGTTGTTCGGTATGAAACCGCAATCTGGGATCGAATATTCTTTAGGTCCCTCCCAACACAAAGAACAGAACGTGGTCTTTAATGATCAGATAAGTGCGTTCAAGACTGAGGTAACTTCTACTGTAGATGTGACTCGGTCCCAACAGGACACACATGATGCTGAACTGGCTGACTTTTTCGCCAGACCAATAAAGATCGCGGAGTATGAATGGGCAATAGGTGCTGGACTGTTTCAACAGTTCAACCCTTGGTCCTTGTACCTTGAGAACCCTCGAGTGTCCAATCGTATAGCGAATTTCAACATGCTGAGGTGTAAACTTCACCTCAAGTTTGTGATAAATGCTAATGGATTTATGTACTCTCGAGTGCTAGCTTCATACTTACCGTTCCACAACTGGGATTCTCTAACTGAGTCTTCAGCTCTTTTTCCGAATGACGCAGTCCAGGAGTCCCAGATGCCACACATATTTTTGAATCCCACCACATCAACCGGTGGAGAGATGGTCCTTCCTTTTGTGTGGCCAAGTAATAATGTGTATATCCCAACTTCTGAATGGGACAACTTAGGAAGGATCACCATGAGATCTTTAGCAACTCTCAAACATGCTAATGGTGCAACAGGTGTTGCCACCATAAGTGTGTTTGCTTGGGCTGAAGACATGGCACTAAATGTATTGACTTCGGTCGACCCAGATACAATGGTGCCACAAATGGGTTTGGAAGGTGAGGTTGATGAAGCCAACAAGAACGGCATGGTTTCTGGTCCTGCAACAGCAGTGGCCAAAGCCGCCTCGGCTCTATCGGTTATACCTGAGATCGCACCTTTTGCGTTAGCAACAGCCAGAGCAGCATCCACAATAGCTGGAGTTGCAAAAGCTTTTGGATATAGCCGACCTGCACAAACCCGGGACAATTGTCCCATCAAACCTGTTGTAACATCAAGTTTATCTCTGACTACGGTGCCAGACACTACTCAGAAATTAACTGTAGATGATAAACAGGAACTGACTATTGATTCGCGTATAGCCGGATTAGGTGGGGAGGATCCAATGAGTCTGAAGAGAATTGCTTCTACAGAATCATATCTTACCTCATTTGATTGGGCTGTTGGAACTGCTCCCGGAACGCTTTTGTGGAACGGTCGAGTAGATCCATGCACATTCGCATTTGATGGTCTTACCAAGTACCACTTACCTGCGTGTTGTGTCGCAGCCCTGCCTTTTAAGTACTGGACTGGTACTCTGAAGTTTCGATTTCAGATTATGAGTTCAGCTTATCACAAGGGTAGGTTGAAAGTGTCGTACGACCCCAACTGGGTTGCCAATGAAGAATTCAATACCATGTACACTCGTGTTGTTGATCTAGCATCTGAAACCGATTTTACTATCTCGGTCTCTAATGGCCAAGATGTGACATTGCTAGAGCACCACTCACCTGGT